GATACACTCCTAAGTTGGCTAAGCAAAGAATAGGAAAAGACAAGATCGAACCCATCAACTGACCATTCTGTTGAACTCCTTTAAAAACCTTATCAGTTTTATTAGGATAGAATAGTTTATGAGGACCAAGAACAGACATTGCTATATCATAATCTTCCTTAGGAAGATCACAAATAAGCTGATGAAGTATCATTTTACTATACTTCCAAGAGAGTCCATCAGTTGCCGCAGAATAGTCAATAGAAAACCATTTGCAATTAGGAGAAGTTCGTTCAGCAAGATCAGAGATCATTGTAGCTGAAAATGGAGTACCAATGAGACGAAAACAATCCATGTTTCTCATTGATGAATGCATAGCTTTTTGTAACGGGTGCATTATGTAATAAGGTAACGACTCACCTTTAGAAATTACACGAACCTTCAAAGGCTCAACAACAGCTTGAATAGTACATGATAAATTCTGTACTTTTTTGACATAGTTAGAACAAATTTTCATTGAATTAGTAGATGAAAACCACATCATTGTAGGGTCAAAACATCTAGTTTCATAACTATAGTTGAATTTCTTCTCTGCTCCATCGTAACTATGAGTATTATAACTCATTGAAGTGAGAATTGAAAAATGTGCGTCAAACACAAATTCATATCCAATTAAACGTCTTAGTTCACCATACTGGCCCAGATCAGACCTAGTTTTTTCAAAACAAGCAGAACTAGACGGAACTATTTTTTCAAAAGAGTCACGTTCGTTATAAGACTTTGTAATCGAACGACGTAAATTAGTTAAAACATCTATGAATGTGCGATCTTGGAAAATTTCAGAAATAGTCCAATCATCACCATCATCTTTCTTAGAAAGAGATTTAAAGTGATCATCATAGGTTTGAGATATGAAGTCAGTCGAACAAGGTAAACAAGCTCGTTTACTTTGGAACCAACTATACCATAAATGTGTATTTCTTCTGTTAAAAGAATTAATACGACAATTAAACCACTGTTTTAAAGCAGA